CAGCGAGCTGGTTACACGCAGTTGTACTTTGTCGGTGTGACGATAAGTCTTTTTGATCTGTTCGATCATGTGGACCAGACCATCGTGCGACTCAGTACCAGCGAAACGCACCTGGAAGGCTTCCTTACGCATTTCACGATCGCATACGTAGATAACCTCATCTACAGTAGCGGACATCTCAGCAGGCCCTTGGCGGAGCTGCTGTGCCATGTAATCTTCCAGACCAGCGGTACGGTGCTTACAGGCCATCAACATGCCTTGTTCCATAACCAGATCGTAGCCAGTGAAGTAATCCACCTCACGGACACGGTCACCGAGCTTCTGAGGCTTGGTAACAGTACGAATGGAGAAAGCAGTGTTCATGTCAGGGTCGGCAAGCGATTCCTTCAGAACGTAGCTCAGAGGCCCCCACGGGCGTACTTCGATCTTGTTGTAGATAGGACCGGTTTCACCTTGGTCCATGATCCAGTGGATCTTGCGGATCGAACCACACACGTTCGCTTCCACGATAGTGCGCAGGCGATGGATCCATTGGAACACGTCGGTGATTGGGGTCTGCACGATGCGACCGTCACGCCATTCCCAGTAGTACTGAGGCGGGTGGCCGAGTTCACACCACAACTGCTTCTCCGAGATCCGACGGTTGAGATCGGACTCAGGACGCATACACTCACGCAGGTATTCGTTGAAGCGGTATTTGATACCACTCCGGTTCTCGATGTTGAAGCCCCCGGCGTTTACCAAGTAGTAATCACCACCTGGTTCCATCGGTTGCAACATACCGCGTTTACCCGTACCTTCTAATACCGTGCTGCCAAAACTGATAATTTGACTCATGTCGGAATACCTCGCATAATCCGTTCGTAATCTGTAACCTTGGTATCCGGGTTGACGATAGCCGCAACGGTGTTGTCTTGCAGATAACCACTGGATATCTTAGCGAAGGTACCGTCGATCAACATGCTGCCGTTGTTGAGCCCAACAATCAGTGGTGGACGACCCTCCGCAATAGCCTTACTGTAGCGATAAGGCTGGTCAGGGTTATCCGGGTCACGGAACATAATGGACGTGAGGACACGTGGGACCTGGAAAGTGCTGCCCACGTCTACACCGCATTCAGCCTTGGCGTTGTCAAACAAGCCTTCGACTTCACGGTGCGACATATACCAGGTGATCTTAGCGTAGTAGTAGAATTCGAGCATGTAGAAATACGGTTTGTTCGAATCCTGAATCACCTCCAAGGACTCAATAACCGTATCGCCTTTTTCGAACTCCAACACCAGATAAGGCACACCCTTGATGTTGACCTCACGAATGTTCAGCGGTAGTAGGGTAATGTCCATCAACGCTACCAGAGGAGCATAACACTCATCCGGAATCACCAAACCTAATACAGCGGCTGTAGTAACTTTGTCACTAACAGTAGCCATCCCGTTATCCACAAACCGTCTTGGGATATAAACTTCCAAGTAACGGTTTGCGATAACGGAACCATCAGGTAATTCAGTGAGTGCTTTAGCTTGAAAGCTAGCGCTGGGTTCCCTACGGAGCCCTTCTATACTCATGCTACCAGACACTTACCAACGATAGTCTGTACGACCGCTACAGTCAGACGCTCGCGTTGTTGTTCTGGAGTGGCATCGGCTGCACACTCTTGGTAAGTACGGCTGAGGATCTCAGCGGCCAGGTCACACTTGAGCAGAGCCAGGAACTTTGGCACGATCTGCGACGCCATGACATGAGTAGTCAGGGAACCGCCGGTGTCGTCCAGCACACCACCGCTAAAGTTGTAACCGCTACCCAGCACACCGCGGAAGCACAGCTCCAGCTCTTTCTGGAAGTGGTTACGCACCCAGGTACCCAGCAACTCTTGGGACTGACCACGTACTTCAGCCAGACGTTCGCTCAGGTTCTCGTTGGTTACGATGAACTCACTGATAGCCGCCAGACCGGTAGTGATGAACCGATCTTTGGCGTGAACAGTCAGTTTCTCGTGAACGTGGTTGTAGTACACCTGCGCCGCCGACATGTACTTGGCTGGATTAGCCAGAATGTCCAAGACAGGCTTTGGATTGCCCAGCAGACGTTCCCAGTACCAACCCAACAGGCATTCGGTCAGCGAACCACCAGACTCACCCTGGGTGATTTGTTCCAGGGCCTTATCGGTGTAGAACACCATGGCATCTGCTTCAACGAAGCGGGCACCAGCTTGTTCAGCGCCCTTACCATCAGCCAGACGGACTGGACCGTTGTCGGACACCGACAGACCATTGGCGCGGTAGCCTTGCACCACCTTACGCAGGTTGACCATATGACAGGTCAGCGCGTTCCACAGAGTAACCACGTACTCGCGGTAGTCTTCGATGGAACCAGCTTTCAGCCAAGGCACCAGGTCATCCGAAGTGTACATCTTGGTGAGTACGACGTACATTTTCAGGATGCGCTCGGAATCCAGCTGCTTAACACGGCTGAAGTCGAAGTTACCGTTGGCCGATTTAACGAACAGGTCGTTGAGGGTGGCGATGTCGCCCAGGGCACCAGCAGCCCAAGCAGGCGAAGTGTCGCGCTCGCGCATGACTTCTACTACGTCAGCGTGGTTCGAGTTGACGAACGCCAGTACTTGGTCGTTGGTAGGCCATTCGAAGTCCAGACGTTTCAGCATGTCCAGACCAACGTTGGTGTAGGTGAACGACTCGTCAGCTACCTTGGTTGGGTAGTTAGGCGAATCGAAGAACGGATCGTCCAACCAAACGAAGGTATGTTTGAAATACTGCTGAGCAATGCTGCGCAGAGATTCCTTGCTGTAGCAGATATCTGCTTTCTGGCCGATAGCCAGAGCCAATGGTTTGCCATAGGCACTGATGTTGTCCAGTGCGCCACGGATGATCTCACCCAGGCGATTACCAGCAGCTTCCATGATGGTGGTGTGTTCCGATTCCGAAGAACCAGTTACATCCACGATCTCCTTACGGAACTGTTCCCCGTAAGGTTCCAGGCCGTGGCTCACACCATTCAGACCTTCAAGGATCTGAGTAGGGCGGAAAGTAGGGTTACCTACAGCGATCAGCTCGGCCAGACCGATACTCGATTGACGGATCATTTAGTTGCCCTCCTTACCTGCAGCAACGATAGCTTTGCTGATCTGCTCGTCCAGAATGGACTCTTCCAGCGGGGCCAGGTAGACCAGACCGATAGCCGCCAGAGTGTGTTTTACCAGCTCGATGGTGTTAGCACCGGTGATAATGTCATCAACCATTTTTTCTTTAGACACTTTACGACTCCCGGTATCAGTAAAGCTGGTTAGACGTAACGCGGTTTGCAGGGAGCATCCCGTCGTAGTACGTAGTGTACAGACGAGTGTTGATCTCGCCTACAGTGATCATGCCATCGTTGTTGAAATCGAAGCCTTTGTTCTGCACATAGGACTTGATCTCAATCGGAGTAGAACCGTCCTTACGGAACAGGACTTCATCCGGCTTCTTGCCAACGGCAGCTGGATAGAAGATGGTCAGGTAGAAGTCCTCGAGACGAGTGTACTTCTTACCACGGCGCATCCACATTTCGAAATACTTGAACACCCATTCCAGCTGCTCGAGTTGCGACAGCTTGATCAGGTCTTCTACCGTAGTACCCAGGTCTTTTGCGGCATCTTTACCGAACTGGATCAAACCGAAGTAGTAGGCGCCAGCCTTGTTACGAATGGTAGGACTGAACGTACCCGCCGACTCGAAGTGCATACAAGCCATAAGGGCCGATGGGGCTTCTGGCCACAGGTTGTGCTTACGACACCAGGCAGTAACCTTCTTGAGGAACTCTGCACCCACCAGCTTGGACCAACCCAAGTCGTAGTAAGCTACCTTGTTGTAGGCTTTGTAGTTGTTCACTACTTTCAAGAACCCACCCCAAGTACCAGAGCCCATCAGACCATCTGGCGCACCATCGTAAACCTTCAACAGGTTCAGGTTGGTCTGGATGATCTTGAGCGCTGCCTCTTCAGTCATTACTGGTGTAGGCAGTGGCAACGTAGTGTTGAACGTCCGGCTACCGTTCATACGGTAATCGTAGTCCTTTAACAAGGTGGATACTGCCGCAGCCGATCCCTTGCCCCATTTACCGTCGATATCACCAAGATAAAGGCCGCACTCTTTCGAGGCGACCTGGATATCCCGGATTGCATTAAGCAACCGATAGTTCATCTATTTACCCCTGTAGACTTTAATGGCCAATTTACTGAACCCACACATCAGTTCGTTACTGGCGGCTTCGTCACGCAGACTACACACCATCCGGTTAAGCATACCCTTGAAACTAGTCTTAACGTCAACCTTACGACCATCAGCAGTGTAGATGGGTTTAGGCATGACGTAACCAGTAGTGGCCTTCATCTGGTTACCGAGTACGAATTTGTCCGCAGTAGTACTGACGTCCAACGACTCGATCATTACAGTGACCAGAACCATTCCTGGCGGGATTACCGGCTTAGCAACGTTCAGGTTACTGTTGACACCGCCAGTTACTGGCTGCTTGCCTTCAGTCTCCATGAAGCGCTTACGCTTACGGTCACCCTCTTTAACCAGCTTCTTAACAGTCTCGGACATCTCTTCTTGAGGAGAGTTGTACTTAACGTCGATATGGATAATTTTGCCGTGGTACTTACTGCGGATCTGACGAATACCCAAACGGTTAAGCTCGCTTAAGTTGTCATCACCCGCCCCGTCACTGAGGACGTGGCTGTCTTCGATTTCGCATAAAATCGTGTCATAATCGACCTCATCACCCACCTTAGCACGCATCACAAGCGACTGGTTAGCCATCATTGTGAACCGAGCAGGGTTAAGGTAAGGAGTAACCGACTCTTCTACGAGATCACGCGACACAGCGATGGAGTCTTCGAAGGTGTCCTGGTCTTCGAGCATCGCAATACGAACCATCTGGGCGGTTTTCAGTACCGCTTGCCCAGGGTTGAATGGATCGCGAGCAAACCATTCCTCGTCCCAACCGATTACGTCACCCTTACGGAATGTGTCACCTACCTTAAGGTCGGTAGCACGAGTGTGACGGTGGTATTCACCACTAGCCTCACCAATCACCAGACCCAGTGGGTAAGTGTCCGTGGTACCGTCCTTGTAGGTAACCAACAGTCGGTCTTCCTCGACCGCGGTAACCTTACCCTCCTGTTGGGCTACCTTACTGTACAGTTCCGAAGTACGGTGGGGAACAATCGAGTCGTAACCAGTCCGAGTAATACCCCAAGTGTAGTTCCGCGCACTAACAGCCTGAGACCACTGTGTAGATACGAAGATCTGCCGCTTGGCATCGTCCTTGGTGATTGACGGCGACAAGTTACCAGTAACCGACAGCAAACCAGTGTAGCTAGCAGAACTGTGCAGATCCATGTTGCCACGGTAGTCTGCAATCAGAGGGTCACTAGTAGTGTAGGTAGTGAAACCCACTTTACCACTATCCTTGTTCGCCTCAGAGATCCTGCCTTTATAACTAGGCAACTGCACACGAGCACTTTGGGTAACAGTGATCTCACTACGACCACCAGTACCACCGAACGTCAACTCTTCCTGATCTTTCAACTGGTGGACCGGACCTACTTCTTCCACCAAGTTAACCGACGTGTCCGTGAGGATACGCATAGTTACTGCGTCAGGGTTGATTTCCAGTTTGTGCTTACGGTCAGTACCTTTGTTGTTGTACTTACGAATAGCGTCACACAGCTCGCTGTAGATGTGACCAGCGAAACGCTCGTAGCCAACGAACCGTTGTTCTTCGACTTCAACCGGGTTACGAGTCTGATCGGTCTCCAACAGACTAACTGCATCCAGCAGCAAGTAGTGGAAGGAATCCGCGTACTTCATCTTGCGGAGTTCAGTCTTGGTCACCGGGTCGATAAACAGATCGTAGAGACACTTCATCTCACGGAAATGACGAGTCTTAACTTTAGCATCGGCAATCAACGGACCCCAGATCCCTGGGTTGTTCAGATCGCTCTTACTGAAGTTACTGATGTTGCCCAGACCAGACAGACCACCAAACACCATCGACACGTGTTTGTCTCGGCGGTTGAATACCAAGTACTCGTCGTTGAAGGCAATAGCGAACTCGTCTTCAGCCAACTTAACACGGGTACCGCTAGGCACCGACCGGGTAACAGCCTTGGTAACACGCAGCAGCTCGTCAATACCGAAGTAGTAGCAGAGCAGCACGCCGATAGGGAACAAATACCCACCAACACTAATAGAGCAATACTCGATAGGCGCTTTAGCCACCGAGATCCCCATCAGGCCCTCAATGGTACCTTGCTCTACACCATCCAGGTAAACGTTGCCAAAGCTATCCAGCGTCAGTGGTTTACCGTTTTGCACACCCACCAAGAACGAGTCCTTCTTATCGTACTTGGCAAAATCCGGGTGCTCTTTTACCAAGTTGTGGAACCGGAAGTCAAAAGTAAACTTCTCAGTTTTGATCCACTGGAACTTAGTGGCCAACGCACTGTAGATACGCGGTGCATGCAACGACTGGTCAAACTTACTACCACGGTTGAAGGTAAGGGTTTTCTCACCACCTTTACGGATCACCTGCTTAGACAGCCATACCGACAGGTTCTTGGCCATCTCCTGACTACGAGTAACCATCAAGCGGTTGGGGTAGTAACTACTCAGTGCTACTGTGTCTCGGTCGATCTTGCGGATCGGGAGCTCACGACGTTGCAACTGCATGTGGTTCTTAACCCCGTCTACCACAAACGTACCGTCAGGCTGAACCTTAGGGAAACGAATTGCGTGAGTAGACTGATCACCGTTAACGTGGTGCACCTGAATCGACATTACGTCGTAACTACCTTCAACGCTGTTGATCTCTTCCAGCTTGAAGTTGTTCAGGGCAAAGCCAGCGTTCTGGATACCCAAGGTCATACCGACTACGTCTTTATAAAGGAAACGTTTTACGTAACCCTTTTTCAACACATTGGCCTTGGACTCCAACATCGACTCATCCAAAATCGAAATGAAGTTAGCTTCGATCTTAGCGTCGTTCTTTAACTCTTTCAGTTCCTCTGGGGAGATCTTGATGAAATCCTCCAGGGTCTGACCGTTCTCCATGCGGATGGTTTTGTACTGCTCACCTTTCTTCATGAAGAACTTTTGTTCGGCAACGCTAAGGTTGCCGTTACGTGCCCGTTCTTCCAGTGCCAGTGCGATACCAGCAGTAGGTGTGTCGAACGGGTCACGCTTAACGTTGATTACCTGCTCGACTTGTTCTTGCTCGAGCAGGGTGTCGTCTACTGCGGAGTTCCAGTCTTGATCATCCTGAACAGGATTTCCGCTTCCCGCGCCTCCGGCGTCGTTATTACCAGATGCCACATCTCGGTCAGCGTCTTTGAGGACATCCAAGAGACCACCGCTAGGACCAGGATTACCCACAGCGCCATTGTCCTTACCAACTTTTTCTTGGACACTGTGTGCTGGTGTTCGTCCTTGCTCCTCTTCAGATCCAACCGTTCCTGCATCCAGATTGGAATTATTTTC